TATAAAACCAAGCTTAAGTTCTTCATTAAAAATCGGATGAGTGAAAATGAAGTATATAGAAATGCAGATGCATTCTATTGGGGCTTTAAAGATGCAATGGAAAAAATGTGGGATTTTATAGGCGCTGATCCTCAAGAGCTTTTATGGCTAGGGAAAAAGAATAAATGAATGATTATCTCGGCTATAAGATCAACGTAGCCAAAAGTTATTTATTGAAAGCACGAAGGATATTGGAGCATTTAAATGTTTTAAATAATAAAGCTTCATGCGATTTCATGTGTCTCCTCGTAGAATGTGAGGAACTGATTATAAAACAAAAAAATAGGAAAAAAGATGTCGATCGAAGTGATAGTAACAATAGTGGACGAAGAGAAGAGAAGACTGACTAAAGAATTCTTAGTGTATGAGCCTTTTACTTTTACCCATACGGATCCAATAATCAAAAATTTTGTTGATGAAACGCGCTCGGAATTTAAAGGAGAGCCTGATACTATAAAGGTTAAAGCGTTAATGGTTTTGCAATGAGCGGGGAATGCGCAGATTGTTCAGAACATGTTTTGGAATGTAGATGCATGAGTAGACCTGAAAAAAAAATAGATTGGCAAAGAGTTGATGAGCTTCTTGAAGCAGGCTGTCTGGGCACAGAAATAGCCGCTTATTTTGGCATGCATTCCAATACATTTTACGTCAGAATGACGGCTCACCATGGAATGGGTTTCAGTGAGTATTCCTCTCAAAAGAAATCGAGCGGTGAAGCCCTAATCAGGGAAGCACAGTATAAGAAGGCCATAAAGAAGCTCGACAATACAATGCTGATCTGGCTTGGTAAACAGAGATTAGGCCAACGAGAGAATAGCCAAGAAGAGACAGTAGGCGCTGATATCATCAAGCATTATGAATCAGTGATGAAGCAATTGGCATCTTTGCAATCGCCTTCTTCTGTAAGCGCAGAAAGCTTAGACTCCATGAGCACGATTAACCAATCTTGCACTGTCTCGAATGATTCATAGGTTCTGTTGACACCATACACATCTATACATTTCCGAACCACTGGAACAATGTAAGATTGAATAGCTTCAATCTCTTGCATTAGGTGGATTTCGGATTCATTCACTCTTAAATATCTCAGTTAAAATCATTAACATAGCAGCCATATCGGCATTCGTTGCAGGAGCGCTTGTTGCATTTGCTGGCAAGTTTTCAAAGCTTTTGCTCATTTCATGGAGCATTTCGATTAGTTGAGGTTTTTTCAAATTAAATGGTTTCTCGGGAGGCTCTTGTGAAACTTCCTTTTCCTGAAGCGTTATCTCTATCTCATTGTCCTCATCATCTACTCTTATGAAATTCTTCCAATCAATTGCAGAAGCTTTGTAGTGCATATTACCACCTTCGACAGAAATTTCTCCGCATTTGCATGCAACATAATCATTTAAATAGAAGCTTTCGATTACTTCTTTACATTTGCGGCATTTAGCTCTGTTTCTCATAATCCTACCCGATCTGCATTGATTGGACTCGAACCAATAACCCATCGATTAACAGTCGATTGCTCTACCATTGAGCTACAATGCAATATATTTGCTATTTTATCATTAAAAACTTTATTTTAAAGGGTATGGATCTTCCATTATCCCCAAAACAAATAGAATTCATCGTTAATAGCAATGCAAAATGGAATATAGCCCATGGTTCGGTGCGCTCTGGTAAAACTATAGGGGCTACGTTTAGATTTTTACAAGAGGCGGATGCTTCTCCTGATAGTAAATTATTCATCACTGGCCATACATTCGATACAGCCTACAGAAACGTAATCCGTCCGATCATGGAAAGCAAGGAGTTAAGTATATTTAGACCATTTTGTACATGGTCGGGCAAAAAGCTTCATTTTAGAGATAAAACAATTACTGTATTAGGAGCCAAAGATGAAGGAGCCATAGGTAACTTTCAAGGGGTTACTATGTCTAAAGTGCTCTGTGATGAGATCACTCTTTATCCTCCAAGCATTATTGACATGATTGATAGTAGATTAAGCTTGCCGCATAGCAGGGGAATTGCAACTTGCAATCCATCATACCCCTCTCATCCTATTAAGAAATGGATAGATAAAGCACAAGAAGGTAACCCTCAATATTATGCTCTTCACTGGACATTAGAAGACAATCCTTATGTTGATGAAGAATACAAATCACGTCTTAAAGAGAGCACAACAGGACTTTTCTATAAACGTAACTATTTGGGTCTTTGGTGCATGGCAGAAGGTGCTGTCTTTGATTTCTTCGACAAAAAAATCCACGTAGTTAAAAGACCTCCGAGATCAGCTGAATATTGGATAGCAGGAGTCGATTATGGAACTATTAATAGTTTTTCTTGTACGCTCATTGGGATCTCAACAGGGAGATATGATCAGTCGGGTATTTCTCGTTGGGCAGAAAAAGAATTTGTGTGGGATTCATCCAAACAACATCGACAGAAGACTAATAGCGAGTATGCGGATGATGTATTGTCGTTCCTCGAGCCTTATAGTATACATGGTATTTATATAGACCCATCTGCTGCTTCTTTTAAATTAGAACTTCGTAAACGTGGGCTTAAAGTCATTGATGCTGATAATGATGTGCAAAATGGAATAGAATTTGTGACCTCTGAAATGAAAAAGGGCAATCTCTTGATTTGCGATTCATGTCCTAATCTGATAAGAGAAGTAGAATCGTATGTATGGGATTCAAGGGCTGCCGAAAAAGGAGAGGATGCTCCCTTAAAAAAAGATGACCATTCGATAGACTCTCTGAGATATGCTGTTTATACACATAAGATTGCAGTTTATGATTATGAAGGGCATAATAGAAGACAGCAAGAGCATTGGAAGAATCGTTTCGGATATAGAGGGATTTGATGGAAAAATATGTTGAATTAATAGTTTTATTTGGCTTTTTGGCAGCTACTATTTGGGGAATGCTAAAATTTATGTTGAAAGATATAACTCGCGATTTGCAAGACATACGTGGAGAAATTCATGGTGTCAAAGGGGATATAAGTGAGTTAAAGAACAATCAGTTGAGATTAGAATTAAAAATAGATAAAACAGATGCACGAATAGACCATCTCTACGAAGAAAACAATCGTCTCTATAAAATTCTTGTTGATTTCCTTCATAAAAAATAATCCATGCTTGGCCTTCAAACTTCTCAATGCACTAAATGCAATCAAGAAAAGCTTCTCTATCAAGATTTTAGATTCACCACAAGTTCCAAAATCTGCCGTAAATGCTTATCTCAAAGAGAGAAAATGAACAGGCATAAGCGGGAAGGAACTAAACCTCAAGATCATTGGAGATTTAAAAGCTTTTATTTTTCGGAGAAAAGAGCTAGTGATTGTTGATTCCATTTCTGATTTGCATGGATATTATCCTCAATTAGAAGGGGGAGATCTTCTCATTGTGGCAGGGGATTTGACGGCTCGAGACACTATTCCAGAATATTTTAATTTCTTTGATTGGCTTGAAAAACAGAAGTATCGAAAAAAAATTGTAATAGCAGGAAATCATGATAACTTTCTTCTATTTGAGAATGTTACGACGATTCCTAAGGGCGATTTTGAATATCTTTGTGATTCATCCACAGAATTTGAAGGGTTAAAGATATGGGGGACGCCCTGGACTAAAACTTTTGAAGGAATGAATCCAAAATGTAGGGCATTTACATTTGACACAGAAGAGGAGCTGGCCGAGAAGTTTGCATTAATTCCCAAAGACATAGATATTTTAGTAACTCATTCACCTCCTTGGACGATCCTAGATCAAACATTTCAAAATAAGCAAGTTGGGTCAACTAGTTTGCTTATTGAGATGATTCAACGATTAAAGGCGAAGCTTGTGATATTCGGTCATATCCATGAAGCTTATGGGCAAATAAAAATGTGGGATAGAACTGAATTCGTGAATGCTTCGCATGTTGATCACAAATATAGGCCGGTGAATAAGCCTATCAGGATCGTTTTGTAAATTAACTCTAAAACCATTATATTCAGTCGGATTTAATCATTTTTCATGTCTAACAATATCAGGTGGACACGAGACGTCAGATCTTTTTCAGAGGTTATAGTGTTTAAAGTCTGTGAAAATTGTAATACACCATTTACAAAAAGAAGACCAAATTCTTGCCAGAAATGTTATTTCAAAAAAAGACATCAAGAAAGATACCAGAAAAAATTAAGAAAGTGTATTTCATGCGGAACATTTTCCGAAATAGGCCACAATGTTTATTGTATTACTTGTAAAAAAAATATCCTAATCTGTGATGAAAAACACAGAATTTATTTCGGTAGAAAATTCTATAAAAATCCCCAAGGTTATTGGGTATGTTGTAGAGCAAGAATGCCCTGGGCCCATCGTTGGGTCTGGATTAATCATTATGGCACTATTCCCAAGGATATGGATGTTCATCATAAAGATGGGAACAAAGACAATAACGAAATATCTAATTTAGAATTAATGTCTAGATCAGATCACCAAAAAAAACATTGGGAACAGGGTGACCATGATCATGAAATGGAGATAAGAAAGAGAACGCTTGCAAAGGCCAGAAAAAAAGTATAAATTTATGTTTAATAAGGCTTTAACTTTTTGGGAGGTCTAATTTGGCTTTTTACTATCCTCCATATACATTCTGTGGAGGCTAAGCCACTAAAAATGGGAATAACGCACTTGAGCCATCTCAAGGTAATGTGCGTCAGTGGCTTGACAACCTAGACTTTATGGGTTGTATAAACTTTCTCTGATTGACTTGGAAGCCTAAACCGAAAGGCATGGCGACAGGGCGCAAGCATAATTGCAGCGTGAGAGACTAAGTGAGAAAGACACGAAAGTGTATGCGATAGTCCGAACACTCCAACGAAAGGGGGTGAGGTTAGCAGAAATGACTAATCCCAATCTAATTGATTGAGTAACAAAATGATATAGTAAATTTCAGCCTTAAGGTTCATGGGCTGAATTTGATTGATAAATAACGACATTAAATTAAAAAAAAGATTGAACAAAGTCGTTGGAATCAGTCGAACATCGATTAAAATATTGAGTCGATGATAAATCTCTTCTGATTGACTTGGAAGCCCGATGGGGTGACAGGGGGCAAGTTTAAATACAGCCTGAACGACTAAGCGAAGAGACTCGAAAGAGATGCGATAGTCTGTTCCGCAACTATACATGAAATTGCGGAGGAGGAAATAACAAGCCCTCCCGCCACTACTGTGGTCACAAAAGTAACAGTGTAAAGACTTTATTTTACGCCGGCTCCCAGACTTTCGTCAACCGGTATTTTAATTTCTCGCCCACAACGAGTTACCAACAGTATTACTTTAATATCTGTCAGCAACCCGTCAATATGATCACGGGTTATCAAAGACAGCATAGAAAGACTATCACTTACGTTCCAATTGAGGGGGCTGATCCCACTACTACAGATCAATATACACGTCTTATTATGCACGCAGCAAATGCAGGAGCAATCAATGAGCAGTTTTCTAAAGCATGTGAGTTGGCCTGCGTCTCTGGTATGGTTCTTCTTCAGCCTTACTTGGATTATACAGGGGATGATGCAGCACAGGGTGAGTTAAAGGTCAAAATCTGGGAATATAACTCATTTCTAGTCGATCCTTATTTCAGATCTCCTGATATGTCAGATGCGCAATTCGTTTGGTGTCAGGAGTATATTTCTAAAAAAGAAGCCCAAGATAGATTCCCTGATAAAGTCGACGCTATTGCGCCAATGGCAGGAACTCCTCAGCGTTATGGCTCATTTTATTTCCTTCCTGAAAACTATAACATGGCCCGCAATGACTTAATGGTCTTAAGTTATGTGTGGTACAAATGGACTAGAAAGAAAAAACGTCTTTATAGCCGAAGTCGCAATCAATTCTTTGATTTCTCAGGAGGAGATGAACAACTCGCATTTCTTCTATCATCTGTCCCAGATATGGAAGAAGTGACCGTCACTGTCCCAACATGGAAATTGGCAGTCGTTTTAAATGATCAACTTCTTTTCCATGATGTAAATCCTTTAGGATTTGATCAATGTCCTTTTATCCCAGTATTTTGGAACTATGAACCGCATATTAACTATTATGATCTGCGCGTACGCTCTCTTATTCGTACAATGCGCGATCCGCAATTTCTTTTAAACTACAAGATCATAACTAACAACGATATAGCAGCAGCTACTATCAATGCAGGATGGAAAAGAAAAGTAGGGGCTGTCGCTAATGAAGACAATCTCAAGAAGTCTGGCCAGGGATGGGACATCATCATCAATGAAGGCTATGATCTACAGGACTGTGAGAAGATTATTCCTTCTGCAGTTCCTGAATCTGATTTAGCATTAGCCCAGCAAATGGCAGACCTGGTTTTTCAAACATCCGGCATTAATCTAGAGAATTGGTCTGCACAACAAGATTCTCAAGTCTCAAGTCTTACTGTATTGATGAAGCAAGCCGCTAATCTTATGGTATTTCAGAAGTATTTCGATCAATGGGATTATTCTCTGAAGCTTTTGGGCGAAAGAATGCTTCAAATCGTTTTGAATAACTGGAATGCAGAGAAAGTGCAGTGGATGATAGGGGAAGAGCCTTCGGCTATGTTCTTTGCTAAGATATTTGCTAAATACAAAACCATTGTAGAAGAAGGGCTTCTAACTCCTACTCAGAAAAATCTACAAGCACAACAGATGATGGATATCAATCAAGCGTTTGGCAGAGAGGTTCTTCCACCATCCATGATAATTAAAGACATGAATATCCAAGGAAAGGCTGAGATCATGCAGTTCCTTCAGAATCAAGAATCTCAAGCCTCTCAAATGCAACAACAACAAACGGCGGTTGAACATGCATTCGAACAAGCAAAATTACAAGAACTTACCAGCAGAGCTGCAAGTAATCTGGCCATGGCTAGAGAACGTCACGGAAGAGCCGAAAGTAACATCGGGCTATTTGAGGAAAGACTTTCTGAAATTAGTAAGAATCGTTCGATGGCTGTTAAAGAGAAAATGGAGGCAACTTCTAAGCTCTTGGAAGCCATCCAAAAATATGGTGAAATAGAGACGATGCTAAAAGCCGCTGATATTCAGAATTATGACTATAGACAAGAGCTTACAGAAGATCGGGAAAAAGCAGATGCAAAAAGAACAGCGCTTTCTAATCAATTTCTAGAGCAAATACTTGGTGGACAACAAGGAATGGGCAATCAACCACAAATGGGCGCGCAGCCAATGGCTAATGGTCAGCAAGCCGCATAGTTCAAAACAATTCTTGAATCTATGAATCTTAAGTGTTATAAAGAGGGAAAATACAAGGAGCTACGTTTAGCTCAAGAGGATAATTATGGGCGGTCAAAAAATTGATGATCACAGCTTTTGGGCTGGAGGTAGATCGAAAGGATCTATTTTCCCTGAAGGAGCTAAAACAAAAGCTATTTCTGAAGAAGAAGGGGCTGGTAGCGTAATGCGTTATGAAGACACAGAAGAAGCTGTCGCTCACGTTCAGAAAGAAGGTGTTAAACAACTAAAAAATAGACCTTTAAAAGCAGGCTATAGATACTAAAGTCATTGTGCCATAGGAATTTTATGAGTTGAGACTCATATTAAATTACATGCCCTATGGTTTCGATTATTTTTTACGGTAGCTCACCCGTTGACCAAGGGGCCAACCATCTAAGATGGAAGGATGCTTCCAGGAGAGCAAAGCTCACGTTATGCGTGGGGTGAGGCTAAACGATAGTTTAAGCCTTTTTATTTGAGTGGCCAAGTGATTGGACTTATCCGATCGACTCAAAGGAGATTGTTGGTTGATCCTTAAGGGTGAGCCGCCCAAACCAGCACACACTTGAGGCATTATGTTCAAAAACCCAATAGCACCGAGAAGTAAAAATGAAAAGAAAAGAAGTCCTTGGGATTTCAGATGTCCGCCATATGATGAACGCACTAGTTGCTATGTCAATGCCGGTTCCCATTTTGGGATAGGGTTTAATAATCCTGTTGGACATACATCAAGACCAAAAGAGCGCGTAAATACGATGCCTTTTGGACGAAGAGATACCATGCAAACAAGTTATGTCCCACCAAGACAGCTTGATCTTGAGATTCTAGAATGAACCTTTTCAAGCAATATCCTGCTAGAAAACGTAACAACTCATCTAAAATTCCATATAAAGGCCAAGTCCATACTCCTAAATCTCAATTTGGTTTAGGGGATTATTACGGTACCGGAATTCCTGCTAAATTGGCTAAAATACATGAGCCTACACAAGGCTATGTTCCTATGAGTAAGAAGCAGTTAAAGACTCCTCCAAAATCGTTGGCTTAATCTCTTTTTGCTTTAGTATTGACATCCAAATATTGGCAGCTTTTTCGTTGGTCAGATCCTCTGGATGAGGAGCCTCAAATCTTTCTCTATTATTGATAAATTGATCAATGGACCAGTTAACAATCTCATGTTCTGTGACATTTCCCTCTTTGTATTGATCCCATAATTCTTTATCAGGAATGAGCCAGCAAATTTCTAGAAGATCGGTATTAGACTGGGCTCTGAAAAGATATGAATTACTTTGTGCTCTTGGTTTGGTGAGCCTTGGTTGCCATAGAAGACGTTTATTTAAGCCATCGTCAGCAGTTCTTGGATGAGCGAATATGTAAATGTAGGGAGATTTTTCTTGTAAAGCCAAGGAATCAGGGTTTTTCTTAAGGCAATCTTCTGCACCTTGAAAGATGATTTTGGATTGGTCTTCTTTTAAATATTCGAGTCTATCGTGTGTTTCAAGCCTATTTAATTTCATGCAAACTTCTTGACATTTCGTGATTTCCGTCTTGAATTATAATTATATTTTTAATTTAATTACGTGTAAAGCCAATCGTATCCCAGCGTTAAGGGGAGGGGAATATGTCAACACCAGTAGAAACGGCTCCTAGCAATGACCAGAAGCCTAATGATAAAGAATTTAACTTCCGTGCTTTGGAAGCAAAATTTCAACGACAAGTCGAGCAAGAAAGACTTGAAAAAGATAAATTACTCAGGGAAGTAGAAGATCTCAAACACAAAATGTCTTCCAAACATGAAGAAGAAGATGAATATTCTGAACCATATGTCGATCATAAGAGGTTAGAGAAAAAACTTGAGAAGTTCGAGAAAAAATCAAAGGAAAATACAAAAGCAGATATTGAGCACGCTGTACAAAGGGCAATCTATGAAGAGCGGAAAAATGCGTATCTTAAGCAAAATCCTGATTTTTTCAACACGATTCAGAATCATGCTGAAAAACTGCTTCAAAAAGATCCAGATCTTGCTGAAGCCATTCTCGAGATGCCAGAAGGATTCGAAAGACAAAAGCTAGTCTATAAAAACATCAAAGCTTTGGGTCTTGATCAACCAGAAAAAAAACAACCTTCCATTCAAGAAAAAGTCGATTCTAATAGACGCATGCCATTTTATCAACCAAGTGGCTCTGGTGCTCCTCCGTTTTCACAAGCGGGAGATTTCAGCGAAGCTGGAATGAAGAATGGATATGCAAAGCTACAAGAATTAAAAGCGAAAATGCGCTTAGGTTAACAAATGTACAAGCCAACAGGAGAAACAATGGCTAAATCACACACCGCAGTTAAAGAGCCCATGGCTCATAAAGAACATTCACATCCTGATCATCACCATAAAATGATCAAACATCATTTGAGCGAATTGCACAAAATGAGTAAAGGTCATCACAAGCAGTCAAAAGCTGCGAGAATGGATGAGAGTTTAGGGATGAGAAGAGGAAAAGAGTCTACTAAGAGCCAATCAATGGCTTCTAGAAGACATGAATCTAAAGGCGCTCGTCATTCTAAAAAAAAGTAATGATGCCTCTCAATATTAATCGTCTGGCGTAAAGCAGCTTTACAAGTTAAAGATTAATTTGTATATTGAAGTTTCTCGCTAGTGCTTAGCGTTATAGGCATATTTAGCGTAATTGGGAATCGCACCCCAAATACCAGATATGATCGAAAACCGACGTAAGTAGGCTCGTCTACCGATCATCATATCGTAATGTACGGATTGTATGTACGGCGTGATAACACGCACGTATAAAAACTTCCGCACGCAACATCTAAACCATTGAGGTTTAAGATGTCGATTACGACAACTGGGAATTTGGGCCCGCTAATTTTGCAATCGCTCGCACCTGCGATGCTTTACGTCCCAACCCCAACTTTCAATTACATAACGGTTTGTGACAAAGTTAGCATGCCTGCTAATGGAGGCACAACATGCCGTTTTATGCGTCCACGCGCATTAACACCGCCCACTGTACAGTTGGGAAATAGTGGTATCGATCCTCCGGCTCAGATTCCACAAAGAGATATCATTGACGCTCAAATGGCCTTCTTCGGAACCGGCTGTATCATCAATGAGCAAGTCATCATTCAGGACCAAGAAGGCGTATTAGCCTGGGTCTCTGAGCGTCTTGCAGTTGCGATGCGTCAAGCTGAAGATTTGATCCTACGTGACTATATCGTTTCAGCAGCTTCCCAAATCAATGCTGGGGGCGGCTCTAATGGCGATAATCCAACTAACCTTGGGGTCACTGACTTTAGCTTAGTAGCTACTACTCTTGATACTAATAACGCTTATAAATTCATGAGCGGTATCGAGGGAATGGATAGATTCGGGACAGGTCCTGTTCGTTCAGCCTATTTTATGCTGTCTAGCACCGAACTTCAGACAGACTTTGATGGCTTGACAGGTTCTGGATTTTTGTCTCAATGGAACTATCCTACTAATTCTTCGGCACTTCCTTCTGAATATGGATCAGTATTTAACATTAGGATTATGACCAGCTCTGAAGCTCCTGTTGCACGTGGAGCATCTGCAAAAGGTAATGATCTTTATTACAATACTGTGTTAGGTAAACAAGCTATAACTCACATTAATCAAGATCATTATAGCATGAGTCTTATCTATAGAGATCCATATTATTCGGGAATGCTCGCACAGAATGCCACTTTAGCAGTCAAATTTGCTCAGGCGCAAGCCATGACGCAAGATACTGCTATAAGAAATTTACTTTCAACACGCTTAAGCAGTTTGGGGGTATAACATGGCTGAATATTCAAGACTTGCAAAAGGTTCTTTTACTGCTGCTTCTGGTCAAACCAGCGCAGTCATTAATCTTCCATTTGTACCGGACTTTGTAGAGGTCTGGAACTTAACTAACATTGGTAATGCGGCATCCGCTGGCAATATTTTGAGAGCTTACTGGGATAATAATATCCCTCCTTTTACCCCATCGGGCAAATCTGCTTCTCAAACTATGGTAGAGGTTTATAACTCAACACCAGCTGTCATATTTGATACCGTTTACACAAATGGAGTAACGGGCGGAACAAGTCCAGCTGGAGGAATTAGCACTTTCCAAGGCAATTTAGCTCTTCAATTTGGAGCTACTCAACAAATTATTGGTATTACAAAAGCAACTCAAGCAGTGGTTAACGTAACAGCTCACGGATATAGCGTGGGTGATACTATTATCATGCAAGGCATTGCAACCGGAACTGCCAATAACATGCAATTGCTTAATAGTGTACCATTTACAATTGTTGCGGTTACTGATGCTAACCACTTTACCATTCAATGGAATACAAGTGGAAGTACTTATACTGCGATATCTGGTTCACCTGCAGGAGCTCTTGTCAAGAAGGTTTTATATCCATTCTTGTATCTCCCAGAAGACAACGTTATTTGTGCAATTACACTCGGAACTACGACTACAATCGTAACTTCGATGTATCACAATTTTGAACCAGGGCAAGAAATTGCGTTCCGTATTCCAACTCTTTGGGGTACAACACAACTCAATTCTCTACCAAATAATACAACTCCTGGATCACCAATATATGCTTATGTGACATCTGTCACAGACAACTGGACATTTGTATGTACTACAAATTCAGTCGGTTTTACAGCATTTACTAATAACTTCACCATGACAGCTTCAACGCTTGCTGGATTGTCATATCCTCAAACGTTGGCAATCGGTGATGTTAATACAGGCGGTATTATAAATGGCTTGTCATTGACAAATCTTTATCCATCACCTCAATTTCCGACCTTCTCTAATCGTGTTTCTACGATTAATGGACCGGCAGTTAGAGGGGCATTTGTGGTTAATACATCACAAGGATTCATTATCGGGAATGGAACGCCTCAGCAACAGGCTGGTACTGGAACGATTGTGACATCAGGATCAGAGATCCTATGGCATGCCTATATCCACGACTTTGCTTCACCCTAAATAGGCTAATATAAGTGTGTAGGGGTATTTAGTTACCTCTACACACAAAAATTAAGAAAATGACTGTAATTTCGTTTCCGATACCTCCTTATGCGAATGTACCTATTGAACCTCAGTTCTATAGTCCCAATCAATTTTTCATTTCCAATGTAACCAGAGGCTTTACAACGACAGTTACAGCAACTGCCAATATGAATTTCGTTGTTGGTCAATTAGTTAGACTAATTATTCCTCCTAGCTTCGGTATAAGACAACTTAATGAGCAAACAGGCTATGTGCTCTCAATTCCTGCTGCTAATCAGGTTGTTTTAACCATTAATTCTAATGGTTATGACGCTTTTAAAAGCTCAAGTGCAACAACGCAGCCTCAAATTCTTCCTGTTGGGGATGTGAATTCCGGCGCCACAAATGCAAGCGGCAGAACAAATAACGGAACTTTCATTCCTGGAAGTTTCCTAAACATCTCACCTAATTTTTAAGAGGTAAAATGACAGGAAAAAAAACAAATGTTATTGATAAAGAACTAGATAAAATGGGAAAGCACTTGGATGAATTCGAATCTCAAGTGAAAGAACTTACACTTGATCGAATGAATGAGGCAAAGCTTGAGACCCAAGAGCCTCAGACTAAGCTCTCTTCAAAAGAACTTGGCAATTCCAAAGATATCTATCTTAAACCTGCAAGATCAATCTCTGTAGCTCATACTGAGAAATTTAATGAAAATTATCGAGAGCAATACAACTTTGCAAAAGAATATGTTCATTTTATTGCAGAGCATAAAGAGGTTATTGGCGAGACAATCGAAGCTTGGACGAAACCTTTTCAGGGCATTCCTGCTGAGTTTTGGCAGATCCCCGTTAATAAGCCGGTTTGGGGCCCAAGATATCTCGCTGAACAGCTTCGCAAATGCAATTATCACCGTTTAGTCATGGAAGAGCGCTACGCACCTGATAATATGGTAGGTCAAAGCGGTCTTGGCGCTATGTATGGCAAAATGGTCGTTGAAAGCAAAATACAGCGCCTTACAGCCGAACCTGTATTTTCTCATAAATCTATCTTTATGGGAGCAGCATAAAAGATGCTATTCTTAAGTGATTTAATCACATACGTTCGAAGGATAGTTAAAAGTCCTTCGAATGCTCTTTTAACGGATGCATTGATTATCGATTACATTAACCGCTTCTGGATGCTCGATGTTGATGCTCGTATACAATTGTTTGATTTAAAGACTAAGTATCAATTTCAGACAGTTCCGGGCGTTGATAAATACAATATGCCCTTATACAACGTCCAGACCGAGACTACGAATCCTTTACAACAAATCGGTTTATATCCTGTCTATCAAGGATTTGTGCCACCAGTGTACATAAATGGCATTCAAGTACCTTTTCAAACACAAAAGAATCAATTTTTCAATATTTGGCCCAATGTTGTTCAAAATCTAGGAGTTGTAGGAGTTGGAAATGGAACGGCTGGTCCTTATACATTGCAATTTCCTATCTTGCCATCTACTCCTCCTCAAAATCCTCCTTTTGATGGGTTATTAAGAGGACATATTGATATTGAGGGAATTATAGCTACTGGTATCAATCAAGATCCACCAATTAGCAATAGTGCTTCATTTGCGAATGCATTAGCTTTGGTTCCCACTACGAGCATTGATTCAGCTGTTTGGGTTACTTCTATTGCAGCAGATGGATCTAATATTGTAGTCGCAGACTCAGGATTTTTCCTGCAAGGTTCTATTAATTATGGACTTTTGATTAATAAGGGAAATGCACCTTTTGGAAATAGCATTTTACCAGGGGGATACTCAACTACATCAAACACAGTAAATTATTTTACTGGAGTTGTGAATGTCACATTTTCTCAAGCAATACCCACTGGCAATAATATCAATGCACAGTGTTTCTTTTTTCAATCAGGGCTTCCGAGAGGATTTCTTTACTATGATAATACCATCACTTTAAGGTCTCCCCCTGACATTCAATACCTTGTAGAAGTAGATGCTTATTTATCTCCAGCAGCTTTTTTCAATACTTCTGCTGCAATTCCTTATGGATATATGAGCGAATATATAGCAAGAGGAGCTGCAAGAAAAATACTTGCAGATACTGGTGATATTGAACAATTTCAATTTTATGAGCCTCTTTTTAGAGAACAAGAGACGCTTGTTTGGAAAAGATCTCAAAGACAATTCACAGCAACAAGAACAGAATCTATTTATAGTCAGGGATTTGGACAAGGAGCTGGCTTTAATAATAACTATGGTGGAGGGGTTACTTTATGACCGTTTTTACTTTTTCTCCTAATATTCCAGATGCAGCTCATAATCCATCTTTTGACCAGCCAAATATGAAGGTCAATAATCAATCGACTAATGGAATATTAGCAGTTGATCACGTGACATTTAATATCGCCAATCCTTCTAATACGGCTCCCTCTCCAGGTCAAAGCGGGGGTCAGCATCTTCAAGTGACATTTAATAGTAAAAATGCTCCTCTAGGAGCACCAACTGATCCATTATCAATACTTTATACAAATTCTGGAGGAGCTTCTCCTGTCGCAGATATGTATTTCAGAAATGCCAATAGTTTTTTTCCAATTTCTATCATGCGCGCTTGGGGAATTATTGATGGTGCCACAGGGGTGCAAGATGCTCAGCAGAGTACAAATTTCACATCAACAGGAGGCGCAGGAGTTTATAATGTTGTTTGTAATGCAAATGTAATTAACTCTAATAATTTCGGAGTTTTAATTTCTTTGAATACAACACTCAATTTAAATGCACGATTTACAATTACTGGAACCGGGACATTTACAATTAACACTGTATCTGCGCCTACAAAAATAATTATCGCAGTATTCCAAATCTGAGGTCTAATGGGAGAAAAAATCGTTGTAGGACCATATAACAAAGGTTTAAGAAACGATCGTCCTCCTTTCATGATCGATAATGATTCATTTCCTACTCTCACTAATGCTTATCAATGGAGAGGAAGAATCAAAAGAAAGAGGGGGACATCCTTTTTAGCACGTCTTCAAAGATTCTTCAATTCAGCGATTTCGTCTTATAATTCTGGCACTACGACTATTACTTTAGATGGCTCAGGTAATGGAAATCTTCTCTTCAATACATCATGGATGCTTGAGACGAATTCTAATTTAGTACCTGGTACGATAACGCTTACTGGCCCTGGAGGACCTTTTACAGACCCAACTGAAGATGGTTTTTTAACGCCCACCGGTACAGGTGGTCCTAATACCATCAATTATACTACGGGAGCCATTCATATCCCTGCACAAGCAGGACAAAGTTATACCGTAGCTTTTTATTACTATCCATCTCTACCCGTAATGGGTCTTGAAGATTTCATTCTTCCCACTCAGCTTTATCCAGGAACAATAGGTTTTGATACCAAGTATAGCTACAATTTCTTAACAGCTTCTCCATATAGTACTTACAGCGTGAGTTTTTATAAAAATCCTCCTACTGGCTCTTTCCCAGGATATGTAGCTAAATCAACTCCAACGCCAACTACATGGAACGGACAAAATTATCAGCAATTTTGGACAACTAATTATCAGGGAGCTCTTTGGGCAACCAACGGAATAACTGATCCTTTTGTCACGACAAATGTTGGAATGCAATTCCAAAAACCTGCTAGTGCTACATGGATCAATGCAACTACTGTATCATTTGTAATCGCAGCTAGCCCATTGGTGATAGGTGATTTTGTATTTACTTCGGAGTGGAGCTCTCTTGCAGCAGTAACTCCTCCTAATTCCACATTTTTTAATTTTTTAACAGGATACGTAACAAATGTTGTAGGAACTACTTATACAGTAGTTTTTCCTAATGCTTCCATTCCAAATGATACTTATTCTAATGGCATTCTGCAATATTTGACCAATCGATCTGATGTCACAAGAGATTGCATAAGATGGTATGATGGGGATCCTACAAATGGCAGCATCTCTAATCCTACATTGACGGGGACATTAGGATGGGTGAATTTTGCTCCTCCCTTATCTAATGGCAATTTTTCTATTTCTGATCTTCCTGCTGCCCAGTATTATCTAGTTGGAGCCACTCTCATATACCAATTCAAGGATAGGCTGATCTTTTTTGGACCAATCATTCAGACATCAAGCGCAAATTCTCAGGTCTATCTCAAAGATACAATTATCTATTCTCAAAATGGAACTCCTTATTACACAAGTACCTTTACTAAAGATCCTTCTCTTTCTAATACAGTGTTTTTTCCTGTATTAGTGCCTCTAAATCAAACTGCCACAGCTCCTGCCTATTGGGGTAATCAAACAGGATTCGGAGGCTTTATATCTGCAGCAATAGATCAAGCGATTGTAAGTCTGGGAATTAATGAAGACGTACTCATTGTCCAGTTTTCAAAATCGATGGCACGTCTTATTTATTCTGGAAATGACATTGTTCCTTTTAACTTCTTCGCAATCAACGCCGAATGGGGAACATTGGGGACATTTTCTAGCGTGACCATGGACCAAGGAGTGATCAGTGCGGGAACAAGAGGTTTTGTAATAACTGGTCAGACATCATCACAACGTATCGATCTTGAGATTCCAGATAATGCATTTGAAATCGGTCTTCAAAATAATGGCGCACAAAGAATTTGCTCTCAAAGAGATTTCATTAATGAATGGATCTATTTCACTTATGTGCCAGATATCGAAGATGATGAAGCAGTGACATCAGATATTTTTCCTTCTCAAACTCTTCAATATAATTACCGTGATAATTCATGGGCTTTATTCAATGAAAGTTTCACAACCTATGGGACATTTAGAAAAGCTACTGGCTATACATGGGCAACTGTAGGTAATTTCTTTGCCACATGGAATGATTGGACAGAGCCTTGGAATGCAGGCGTTTTTTCACAAGTGCAACCTCAGGTAATTGGAGGGGACTCTCAAGGATTTGTGCTTTTTAGAGACCAAGGAATTAACGAGGGAACAAGTCTTAATATTTTAAATATTTCATCTCCCGTAAATATCACAGGTGCCACCCAGGCAAATCCCGCTGTTTTAACAGCTAATAATAGTTTTGTGGTTGGTCAGCAGATTACCATTACCGGAGTTGTTGGGATGACTCAGCTCAATGGTAATACATTTACTATCACAGCCATAACACCAACAACAATAAGTCTTAATGTTGATTCGACAGCTTTTACTCCATATATTTCAGGAGGTGTGGCAACTCCCATCGGTACTGTCTATTCTCCAGGACATTCTTTAGATCTGGGAGATTATATAATTATCTCAGGATGCTTAGGCACAGTAAGCTCTCAAGTGAATGAAAAAATCTTTTCTGTAGATGTAATTACAAATGATTATTTCAATTTGAATCCTCCTATTACGCAAGGACTTACATATTTAGGAGGAGGTCTTATCACTAGAATGTATGTTCCTTTCATACAGACAAAGCAATTTCCGACTGCATGGGGAGATGCACGTAAAACGCGTTTAGGACCACAACAATATCTATTAACAACAACTAATGCTTCTCAGGTGAGCTTGCTTATATTCTTAAGTCAAGATGCAGCAACTGCCTATAATTATATCGGATTTCCCATTACGCCAGATGGAATTGTCCCAAGTCCATCTACGAATAATTCTCTTGTTTATAGCGCTATTTTATTTACATGCCCGGAAAGTACGAATCTTGGGTTAACACCAGCTAATACTAATCTTCAAATGCTTACAGCTTCTTCTCAAGCGCAGACATGGCATAGGATGAATACTTCCTTAATTGGAGATACCGTCCAAATTGGGATAAGCTTAAATGACCAACAAATGAGATCTCTGGATAATGTCGGAGCTACTTTAACAATTACAGGAGCTACACAAACAAATCCTTGTGTATTAACCGTAGCGGGAGGGCCAGCTATTAATGAACTTTGCTTCATTACTGGTGTCGTCGGGATGTTTCAGTTAAACTCCAATCCTAGTGCCAATGCCTTTCAATATTTTAACATTATAGCCTCTACTTCTACTCATATAACTATAGATGTAGATGCCACTGGTTTTGGTGCTTATGTCTCTGGCGGTCAACTTCAGGTGGTAGAGCCGCAGAATCAATTTGCTGAAATTGAATTGCTTGGAATGATTTTGGATGTTCAACCCTCTCAAATGTTAGCTTAATATATGGCAAATGTAATCAATCAAGTCGCGTTCTTAAGGTCATCAAGAGATTTTCCTGAAACGAACCTTCATGAGCTTTCAAGAGAGACAAACAAAGCTTATATAGAAATCGCTCAATCGACAAATTCTAAGATCAATGGCTTTTTCACCACCACTTTTCCCTCTATCAATGGAGAGTCATGGTTTTTATCCAATAATCAAAGACAACAAGCTTTAAGACAAGTATTTACATTCACAGGCACGAGTAATTTCAATCACAATATTATGAATGTGGCTCCAGGAAATTTCATAAGATGCTTTGGCTCTTATACAAATGGCACAAATACTTTTGGATTTATTTTTGGAAATGCTGGCACCCCGATTGCAGGTCAAATTGTATTTGAATTGACGAGTACTCAAATAATTTTTGGCGTTGGGGCAGGAGCTCCCACAGTCAGCTCAGGAATCATAGTGGTTGAATGGATAAGCCAAGTTTAAATTATATCTTTACTCTGTTATCTTGAAGAAAACGAGGTCTATATGTCATCAATGAGCGGCGCAACAGGCGCTGGTATGGGAAATAAAATTCCAAGAGGCTACAAGTTAAATCGTCTTCAAAATTTCACACCTGAGCAAATGCAACTTTTTCAAAGTCTTTTTGGACATGTTGGACCTGATAGTTTTCTTTCCAAAATTGCAGGAGGGGATGAAGAAGCCTTTAATCAAATTGAAAGGCCTGCTCTACAAGGATTTACAGGTCAGATGGGCAATCTTGCATCCCGCTTTAGCGGCATGGGATTAGGAGGGAGGCATTCTAGTGGTTTTCAGAATACTGCGACAGCTGCTGGGGCTGATTTTGCTCAGAATCTAGCTTCTCAAAGACATGGTCTTCAAAGACAAGCATTAATGGATTTGATGGGAATAAGCGAAAGTCTTTTAGGCCAAAGACCATATGAAAATTTCTTGAGTGAGAAAAAACCAAGTTTTTTAGAAAGCATAATGGGTTCATTAGGTGGAGGATTAGGCCAAGGAGCCGGTCAAGCTAGTGGAATGGCACTTATTGCTAAGTTATTACCCTTTTTAGGTTTTTAAGAGGTTTAGATGGTACAGATTATTCCGCGTACAAGAAAAACATTTGGTGAGCAAATAGGTGAGGGTTTTTCCGGTGGCTTTCAAAAAGGTATTGATACTGCTACAGAAATGCGACAACTTGCGAAGAAAAGCCAATTGGACCAAGAAGCTAAACAATCAGAAATGATAAAAAAGCTTCAAAATTGGAAAGCATTTCAACAGACTGATCAATACGCTAATCTTACTCCCATGCAAAAATTAGCTTTAGATGCTGAAGCCGCTGAATTGATAACTGGAGGAACTGGTAAGTCTTTAATCAATGCCGAGCGAGAACAATTAGGTCAAAAAGCGGCAAATGATCTAATAGGAGAAAATAAAAACAATGCAATATCTTTTCGTGAATCGAATGAACCTTCTTCTATAGATCAAACCAATAAAGCAACTCCTTTTCACTCTCAAAATGATCTCGAAGATCAGTTACATTATTATCAATCACAATTGGCTTCTCCTTTTCCTGCCGTGCAGAATATAGCCAAAGCTAAAGTAAATGAATTAGAAAATAAAATAAAAAGTAACAGAAAAGAATTTGAAAGTGATCGAGCATATCACACTCAATTTTCTAAACCTATAGAAGAAAAAGTACAAAAATTAAGAGAATCTATTCCTAGAAAAGAATCCGCTTTAAATTTATCGAGGAATGCTATCGAAGAAGGAAATCCATCTTTTTTTTCTCCAGATAAACTAGCAGATGCCACAGGGCTTGATGTATTTAGAACAGCAAAAGGTGCTCAACTTATTACTGCTGGAAAAGAAAATTTATTGAGCAATATGTCCAGAACTAGCGCGCGAGCACAAAACCTTTGGTTTGAACAAAGATTGAATAGTATGTTTCCAAAAATTGGTCAATCAGAAGAAGCAAATCTGACAGTCCAAGAAATGATAGAAGGTGAAGTAGCATTAGATAAACTCTATACAGAAAAATATGACCAATTAGCTCCGGAAGATGATCAAAAGTATGGCTTTGTCAAAAAAGATATAGATAAAAGAGTGCATGACGAGATCAAGCAAGGAGAAAAAGAGATTTTTAATAGAACCGCTTATAGATTGCGAGAATTAGAAGAGCGAGAAAAAGGTCTAGAATTTTTGAAAGGTAAAGTTGGAAAAAACGCTATTAAAGGTACTCCTTTGACAATTGCAATGGCCAAATTATATAAAGATAAGTTTGGAGAAAATGCTTTGGCTGTGGCTAAAAAAAATGGATATTACATTCCTTCATTAGAAGAATTTAAGCGTTTCAGAGAAAGACCTCAGGAATTTAGAGAAGGCTTAATATAATGAAGGAAACAATTTTTGATGCTGTCCCTTCGACAGGACAAAAAGGTTTCATAGATGAAGCTGAAAAAATCGAGCTTCCAAAAGAAAAATCTTTTGTGACTAAAGCTAAAGGATTGGGCAAAAGTGCCTTAAAAGGGGGAGTGGAAGGACTCGTCAAATTTGGGACCATGATGGGTCCTACTGGAATAAATGATCAAAAAGAATTAACTGAAGAATTAAATCGTCTTTTGCCTACAGAAGATGAAAATTATTTGCAAAGATCAGTCAGAAGAGGGTTGAAAGAGGCGCCAAGTTTTTTGGCCTTTCCTGGATCTGCTGTTACTTCTTTACCGAGACCATTAATTGCAGGCTTTTTAGGAGAAGGCGCAAAAGATTTAGGAGCGCCTGAATGGGCTCAAAACGCATTAGAGTTAACAGCTTATATCGGCCCTGATCTTCTAAAAAAATTATTAACCAAGGGATCCAATAAAGAAATTATCGAATTCGCGAAAAAAAAGGGAATGACAGATGAGCAAATTACACCTCTCATACAAAGCGAATTCAAACAAAAATGGCTTACGAAACTTGCGCCAAAAAGAGCCGGCACCCAAAAAGCATTAAAGTCTTCAAAGGAAGGTCTTTCAAACGCTTATAACACAATAAAAAATTCCGAATCTGCTTTAGGAACTATCTCCGAAAAATCAGAAAGAATACTACAAAATGAGATTGATCATTTTTTAACACAAATGCCATCAGAGGTAAGAGGTAAAATTTTACAGGATTATAAAGATCTCTTTGCTGGTCCCGTCTCTGGAAAAACATTAATGGATTTTTATTCAAAAGTTAATCATTATGTTGGAGAAAATACTAAGCAATTATCTTTATTAAAAAAACCTATTCAGCGTGTATTAAATGAAATTAGTCCACAATTAGGTAAAGAATTTGGACAAATTAATAATTTATACAGCAAATATTTTGATATTAGTGCACGTTTAAAACCTACGATAGCTAGTGACATTGTCACAGCAGCCGAATCATTAGGCTTAGTGAGTTCAATTGTAATGGGACAACCTTATACTTTAGCGGTAATTATTGGAGAACAAGGCGTGAAAGTTTTGGCACAACAAATGTTAATAAATCCCCATTTTCAACAACTTGGTAGAAAAATGGTAGTCGCCTTAAATCATAATAAATTACCATTAGCAAAGAAGATAATGGAAGATTATATAAAGTTGATAAGAAAAACAAGCCCAGAAATTGCAAATAAGTTGGAAGATCTTTCGGATGAAGAGTTGGAATTATTATTCATTGATCAGAAAAAATCATAATCAATATTCCGGAAATAACGCCTAAAAAAATAGCTTGGATCATTTTATTTTCTGCTCATTAAATCTATCTGCTTATTAAATTGTGGATTTGATTCAATCCATAATTTGAATTCTTTTTCATCAATAAGAACTCTTCTTCCAATTTTTTTGAAACATTGTTCAGCTTTAAAAGATTTTTTATTAAAAATTATTTTTCGCATACCACCTGCACTAGGCCAAGAATGTCTTTTTGTATATTCCTTCACAGTTAAAAAAAAAGGCTCTCTAGGAACTGGTTCCGAATATTTTTCATTATTTTTAAGAGTCTCATCAATTTTTTCTAATAAAGAACATATTTTCAAAAGAAGATCTTCAATCGTCATTTTTTATTATCTGTCCCTGTCTTATGCCATTCGCGCGCTTCCCATCTGCCTCGTTCATCAAAAGCGCCTTCAAGTCGTGTCAATCTAGTATTCGTATCGTGCATCATGACTGTCATACTATCTAATTTTTTATCGATACGATGATATACCCATGCTAATAAACTTAAGAGAGGAACTAAGATGATTAGAATTTCTTGCCAATTCATTTTTCATTTCCTTTTACATAGAATTATAGCATTTTAGCCTTTTCCTGCGCTCTTTTTTCGATGATTTTCTCAATCATCTCCTCCATGTCCAAGAGGGCTATTCTCTGTACTTCAGTTTTAGCTATCCTATAATGTGACCTTAAGCCACTTCCTAATTTTATGGCACTGATTTTGCCTCTTTTTATTGCTCTCCTGATCGTATTAGGGTGAAGACCCACTTTCACAGCAAATTCTTTGATTGATAGAAAGTCACAAGAGTTATCCATGTTTTACCGAACGCGTTAAGGATGGTTAATGTTAGTTAAAGTTAAATTTTAATTATATATTTTATTAAGGTCATAGGCAATCCTAAAGTTTAAATTAACAAGAGGTTAGCTGTGACGCTTGCATATGGATTAAGTGGTTTTGTTTCTGTCCCTCAAGGACCTATTCGTGGACAGGGAGCGCCTCCTGCCTCTTTTGTGGGAGCATTAGGACAACAGTTCTATGATTTCTCGCAGACTCCTCCAGTTGAATACGTTTATAATGGCCAGACATGGACCACCGGAGGAGCAAGTCCAGCTACTAATACCTCTTTAGGTACTGTTTTTCTAGGAACACTTTCTCAGCTTCAGAATGGTAATGCGCCTAGTGCTCAATATGTGCCATCGACTAATGATGTTGCTACAGTCATTCAAAGCGTCGTAGTCGGTGCAGTTCCTCCAGCAACCACAGTCCAACAAGGTATAGGATTTTTAGCTACCAATGCTCAAGCAGTAGCTGGAGCCATTTCTACAAATACTTTCATCATTCCTTCTAACCTTCCTGCTGTTTTTGCAGCTCCCCCAACTATTGGAGGCACCACTCCAGCCGGAGCTACCTTTACAACTCTAACATCGGCCGGAACTACTAATATCAATGCCACTGGAGCGGGCGTTACCACAATCGGAACAGGAGGAACAGGCGCTGTTAATATCGGAAACGCCACTGGTAACACAGCCGTTACAGGCACACTAACAACAAGCGGTAATATCACCGTTTCGGGGGGGGGTATTAACGTAACAGGCACCGCCACATTAGCAGCTTTAACTCAAGTAGGCACAGCTTCAATCAACGCTTCGGGTACAGCGGCTACAACAATCGGAGGATCATCAGGAGCCATAACAATAGCTGCCGGATCAGGGAATTTCTCATTAACAGGCAATGGAAATACCATTTCCATAGGTGCGGATAATAATACCAATACAATCAATGTGGGAACGGGTTCATCGGCCGACACAATCGCCATAGGTGGGTCGGGAGCCAACACAGTGACTTTGGCCAATACTCAAACAGGTGGATCATTATCCGTTGGCGGTGCGATGACAACTGGCACTTTAAACTTTGGCGGAGCTTCGATGACTGGGAATCTTACCCTCGGCTTATCGACAGCTGGCCAAACAATTGCCATAGGAAATGGAGTTAACACCGGCGCTCAAACTATCAATATCGCTAACGGAGCATCAGGTGCTAACTCTACTGTAAATATTCTATCTGGTGTTGGAACTGCCGGTGCAGCTACACTTTTGATGGCTGACAACACCCGTGTAACTACAATTGACCTTGGAAATATTGCTCCAGCAGCCGCAAGGACCACTACAATCTGTGGAGGTAACGCTGCTGTCAACGATACATTAAATATTTTGAATGGCGCTCCTTCTGCAGGTACTCAAACAATAAGCGTGATGAGTGGTACTGCAACAGGAGGTACACAAGCTCTTAACCTCGGTAATGGGATTGGCGGCGCATTAACCATTAGTATGGGTAATGGCGTGAATAGTACCGCCCAAACAATCAATATTGCTAACGGAGCCTCGGCTGCAAATACTACCGTAAACATCATGTCAGGGGTGGGAACTGCTGGCGCGGGCGTGTTAGCAATTGGTAATAATACACGAGTTACCACCATAGGTCTTGGAAATATTGCTCCAGCAGCAGCTAGAGTTACTACAATCGCAGGGGGGAACTCAGCCCAAAACGATACCGTAAGCATTCTAGCAGGCGCACCATCAGCAGGTACTCAAACATTCAACGTTTTATCAGGTACTGCCACAGGGGGTACACAAGCCGCTAACATTTGTACTGGCGCTTCTGCTTCAACATTGACTATGGGAAATACAACTGGTGCCTCTGCCATTGCGATGTCAGTGGGAACTGGTAACTTCACTCTAACAGGCACAACATCATCTACAATCACCATAGGAACAGGTCTTACTACTGGTACAATAACCATAGGAGCGACAGGACAAACCGGTAATATGGTACTGGGAAATTCTACAGCTGGACAATCAATTTTAATTGCAAACGGAGTGAACACTGGAGCCAATGTTGTTTCAATTTGCAATAACACCCCTGGAGCTAACTCTACAGTCAATATTTTAAATAGTGCAGCTTCTGCAGGAACTCAAACATGCAATATTGCTGGCTCTGGTGCTACAAGGGCGACTAGCATTAATATAGGTACAGGAGCCGCTGCGCATTTATTAACAGTCGGCAGTACAAACGGGGCTGCCTCTACAACCATCCAAGGGGGCACTGGTGGTATTGTTATTACTCCTACCTCTGGTAATATTTCAATGGCCCCAGCCACATCCTCTACAGCTTCACCAACTGCATCTGTAACAATGAATAACCGGGCTGGTGTAGCGACATTTACAGGCTTCACAACCGCTTCCTCGGGCACTCAAGCCTACACAATCACAAATAGTACTGTACTTGCAACATCAGGAATCATTTGTACAGTACAAAACCTTAATGCCTCTACAAACGGTGCAAAAATAGGTATTCAGGGCATTACACAAGCAGCAGGGTCTTTCGTTGTAAATACAGTCAACAATGGTGCGGGCGCATTAGGGGCTGGCGATAACGTATTAATCACATTTTGGGTCATTAGCTAATGCTTAGAAATATTTCACAACTTGAAACAATTATTTCAGGAAGATACCTACGCTTTCTTTGTGAAAGCGATACACCCCTTGATCATGTTATCGAGGGACTAATTGAATTTTTAAAATATGCAGAGGCTGTAAAAGCCAAAATCATAGACGAGCAAAAAGCTGCTCAACAAAAACCTTCTGAGGAAGAACCCAAGGCAGAAAATGTCGATCAACATTAGTTCAGTTGCCATTTTAGGAACCGAGTTATCTGCGACTATGACGGGTTCCTTTGTCTTAATTGGGACAATTCCTCAAGCTGCTACTCATATTATTTTTGATAATCAGGGAACAGCCAGTGTTGCTATCTCGATTGATAATGGCGTCAGCACTTGGAGAACATTTCCAGGAGGGGAGGCGCTCGTACTCGATATGAGAGCTGCCGCTGGAAAAGCACCCAATTTGGCAATAGCTTCTGGCACTTCCTTTTATGGCAACGGAGCTTCTGGGACATTTTCGATTTCTTATGTCTATGCTAACCACTAGGAGAAAAAGTGAGCCAAATTTATAAAGCGTCCACCACTTCTCCGCCTCCTCCTACAGTGGCAACTTCCTATGTCACAGATGCAGGTACAGCAGTACCTGCTCTTAATATACTTAATGTGGTCACTCCTGGAGGAGGTACATCGGGCATCAAAACCCTAGGTGCTGGAAATACCATCACAATTGAGCTTACTCCTACTGCTTTCAACTATGTTCAGATCAACCATGCATCTTCTCCTTATACTGCTACGGCTACAGACTATTACATCTCCTGCGATCCATCAGCAGGAACAATCTCAGTTCTTCTTCCCAATGCCCCTACACAATTTAGACAATTCATCATCAAAGATAGAACTGGTAATGCTTCTTTGAATCACATATCGGTGACAACAGTAGGGGGAGCCGTCACAATAGATGGACTGACTATCTATACATTGGCAGGTAACTTTGGATCTATTCAGCTTCTTTTCAATGGCACATCTTATGAGGTCTTTTAATGGGATATAGAAATTATAGCGTTGCCAATGGTCTTATCGTAGATAAACTCGGGAATGGTGATTTCACAACTATCTCGGCTGCCTTAGCAGTCGCTCAAAGCGGACAGACTATATTCGTTCGTCCTGGAACCTATATCGAGAATCCAACACTTGTAGCGGGAGTTGATGTTGTAGCCTATGTAACCGATTCAGATATTCCTAACGTCATTATCCAGGGGACAGTCACTTGCTCTTCTGTTGGCACCTTTGCCATAAGCGGTATCCAATTAGAAACAAATAATGGTTTTGCCCTCCTCATGAGCGGCAACCAAAATTCTACTCTTTATGTAAATGACTGCTTTATCAATTGCTTGAATAATACCGGCATTAACTTTACAAATGCTAGTTCACTTGCCACCTTAAACCTCTTTGACTGCGCAGGAAATCTTGGGGCTACAGGAATTGGTATTTATACCATGAGCTCACCGGGTAATTTGGAGCTTGGTTATTGCAATTTTACTAATTCAGCTGGTTCATCGGCTGCTAGCACTAACTCTGCTGGGCTTGTAACATTGAGTTGGTCCGGATTTTTTTCTCCAATTTCCACTTCGGGAACAGGTCTTATCATTACTCAATGGGGCTTCATAAACACAATAGCCCAAAATACTACTGCATTAACTCTATCAGGTACAGGAACTAACAATGGAGCATTGGGCACTTCTTTTGGATCCGGAAGCGCATCCGCAATTTCTATTGGTTCATCCAATATTTTAAATGTCACTCAACCTATAAACGTAAACTCTAGCAACACAAATGCCATTACAGGCGCCGGAACAATCCAATTTACATTAATTGGGTACAACGGCACGTCTAGCAAAAATAATGTAACGACACAAACGCCATTTATAACTCAACCAGGAACTTGGAAGTTACTTCAAACATTGACTGCAAGCTCATCAGCTAGTTTGGAATTTAAAAATTTACCAACTCAGTTTACTCAATTTGCATTCACAATTAATAATTTGCGAATTGCCACGAATGCTCAGGCAGTTCAGTTTGTTGCATCTTCTAATAATGGTGTATCCTATGCAAACTCAGGATATCTGAATGGCATTAATTATACTTCTTACAACTCTGCAACTGTGACCAATGTTAATTCCACAACATTTGCTGTCGTGACAAGCAACGCTGCCAATAGCGCAGGCATTAGCGGATTAATATTTGTTGATTTAGGGGACGGGTCTTATTACGGCACCGTGAAATATCAAAGTACTGATTCTGCCGTGAATGCATTTGGAACATGCGGTGGAGGAACGGGAGTGGGAAATTTTAACGCCTTTAAATTCCAATCAAGTTCCGGCAATTTAACATCAGGTTCCATTTCTATCTATGGTATAAGTACCTAATCACTAAACACGTTAAGATATCGATTTTTTAGAATTGCGTTTGTTGTTTTTGTGCCTGTAGAGATGTCTAAGGGGGAAACGAACGGGTGGCTTATATTTTTTTTTAGCACGATAGTTATGGTAGCATCTGCAGATTTATATCTTTTCCCACGCTCTCTTATATCATCACAAAATTTTGCCTTTTCTTCTAAAATAGCAGGATGTAAATCTTGATAAATCTCAGAGCTTACATAATCTGCAAATATCCATTCATAATTGTTGCTTCTCGCTAACGTCCAAAAGAATTTGGGATTATAATTTATAAGCCCATGAGTCTGATAACCTTGCGTAGGAACATTATGTATCATAATACCTTTTGCATTGGTTAAATCGTGTATTATTTTAAAGGCTTGTAACTGATTAACTACATGTTCAGTCGTCCCGAAATTCGTGACGATTTGATATTTTTCACGTTCTTCGTGAGGGATTTCATCATAGTTAAGATCAATAAAAAGGCTATCAAAGCTTTCGTCTAGATCAACCGAAAAGTAATTGAATTCTAACCATTTCCATAAAATCGAAGTCGGAGGAGCTTGGGTTTCTAATAATTCAAGTCCATTTATAAATTGACGGATACCAGGCTTCGGTAGAGGGTGTGGTGTATGAATATCAAATAAGGCGCCGAGTATTTTTATTTTGTCTTCACATGATAAAAGACAGTTCGCGCATTGCTGAGCCCCTATTTCAATGATAGAAGATTTTTTTTGGATATGTCCTTCTCTAGCAAGCTTGATAAGAAGACCAAGATCTTTCGCATTCATTCCCATAATCGTTGAAAAAATATATCAGGTTTACATATTTTACAACACTTAACCAAAATTTTAATTATGACTGAGAAAATTTTTAACTGGGTATGGCGCATACGTGCGTGGATTTATATGGTTGGTATTTTAACATTTTTAGGAGTTTGGATATGGAAAAAGTTCTTAAGTTTCTGATTGTTGCATGTTTACTGATGAAAGCAGTTGAATGGAGTCCACCATTAATAGCAGAAGAATGCTTTTGGCCACCTGATATGGTACCACATCCTAGTCCACCAAGTCCTGAGCATACAGATGATGAGAACTGGGCTGAACATCAATGAGATAGTTGCGTCTGATAAATTTGATAAAATTTAGATTTTAAAAAATTCATTCAGTCTGAGAGAATAAAAAAAGCCGGAAGCGAACTTCCGGCCACAAAGGAGGATTAAAAAATGAGAACTCGTTTGACCTACAACTAAAAATCCCCCAGAAGGGCTAGCTTCCAGGGGACATCTTTCTGTTGTATTGTGCGAGGCGAACCTATGCAAGCTGGTTCGTTAGTCAATATAAGAATTTATTTGATTTTTGGCAAATCAAGAAATTCTCCAGTATTGTGTTGTCTTTTTACGGTAGAGTTCTAAGTCAATTCCATTTAGCTCGGGAACTTTGGAATAATCAACATTTCCCTTTCGGGTGCACTTAGAGACTTTTATTCCTCCTCCAGTTGAATTTTGACCATTGCATAGAGCAATTAAGCGCTTTCTCACTTCCTCTTTTTCATTCTCTAAAACTTCAAGCTCATGCCACCTTTGAGCTAATGCCGACCATTCAGGAGAACATTTCATCTCAAAGTCCCTATCAGTCAATGGAGGCATCTCAAAATTCATCATGCATTCGAAGAACTTTTCTTCTTTTTCGATGAGCTCTTTGATATATTTCTCATCTCTGAAAACCTTGATGACGACTCCTTTTTCTCCATCAAAAGAGAAATAGTACATCGCATCGAGCTGGCATACTTCAAGTTGGTGTTGAAGTTGAGGAATGTACTTTTCTGGCACATGTCCTTCGAGAGCGATTTTGTGGTCTTCAATGCCAGGGCATTTTATTTCAGCTACAGTGCGTTCATCAAAGCTGATTGCATCAAGACTAGCCATCATCCACGATCGTTTACCAGATGTCAAAACTTTTGGTCCTAGCGGCATTCCTAATTCCCGTTCCAATACTGCTCGTGCTTTTGGTTCTAAATCATGCCCTCTTTTCATAGCATAATTTGATGTCGGCACGGTGGTGGACACTTTCTCTTCCCAAAGCTGATATTGCGTCTTCCATGGGCTTACTCCCATGATGGGTGGTGCATCGCTACTTCCCAAATGTGTCTTTCGGAACTGTTCCCATTCTGAAGTGTTCTGCTCCATTATCCAACCTTTTTGACTTTGATCTTATTCGAAATGTTTTGGAAAAGACCTTCATATTTATCTGCAGGCAATTCTTTTATCGCACTGATTTTATAGTAGTTATACACGTTTTGCACATATACATCATCGCACTGATCCAAAAGAGCACTCAATGTTTGAACTTGTTCTTTTGAGATTGTACGGTTCGTAGCTCCCTCAGCATCATCGTCTTCATCACAAATGATCCCTACAATTGCAGATAATGCATATCTTCGATTGTAAGTGAGTGCAGATCCCAAGCCTTGAGCATTGTTTTTTTCATTGATCACAGGCAAGAATGATTTCATCCATTGACCGCTTGAATGAGCCAGTGTTGTTACTAAAACAGTTTGCCCATTTTGTATGTCCATGGTTTGCAAAATAGCCAGCCCATTTTTCGTAAGAGGGTCTTTACAGGCATTCCAAACGCTTGAAAGATCGGCATACTTACTTTTGAAAAAAGGATTGGTGCTATCTTTGATGGCAGGATTAATTTCCGATTGGGCTTTCGATAAAGCAGAAGCCAATTCGTTGATTTGATCAGATTGCATGTTATTCATAATTAGACTCCTAAACTCTTTAAATAACCGTTATTATATATTTTCCAACTGTCAAGCATAGTGGATGTTTCGTCTTTCGCTCGAATAGCAAGATCTCGATTGGGGATAGTCATCTTTGCGGTGTGAGCTAATTCAGCGAGATGATGTTCAATTAAAGATAAATTGAATTCCTCAATTCCATAAAGCTGATCAAGAAGACCTCGAAGCCAATAGGCGACGTCATCTAGCTTATTTTCAAGCTCTAAGCATTTAAAGCATTCTGGAGGGGGATCATCAGCGTACACGTACATGGGAAATCTCCTGTTTTAAAAAATTTAAAATATCTAGCCAAGATTCACCATGCACTTTATAGTCGTCATTATATCGATTCCGGTGAGGATTGATAAGAGGGGAGGAGTCGTTCACACTCTTCCTCTCACTTTGTATAAAATTTTTCATTGTAACAATAGACTCCATTTCCTAACATGGTTTCTTATATGTGTAATACCATACACAAGTGTTGTAATATTGAGCAAGCCAAAAAAAACAGTAGCCTACAGATTGAACTTTTTCATCTTTGAGAATGATCTCATCAAAAGCAAATTAGCTGAGAAGATTGGGATCAATCAATTTGTATTTTATGAAGTGCTTAATGGAAGAAGAAGGCTTCCTGTCAAGTATTGGAAAAAAACGATTCGGATAACGCGTGGATATATTTCTTTGGCACATTTACTTAGAGAATACATGGATGATCCAGAGGTTGTGACAATCAAAGAAACAACAGATCCAACTCGATGTGAAGTGTCAATTGATATAGAGCCTTAAATGAGAGCGAAATACAAATTTATTGAAAATATTAAGAGCGAAGAGTTAAATGAGGGGGATCTCTTTTTTAAAAGAGACCCCCGGTACTTTTTGCTCGTTTTTCTGATTGTCAAGCTTCCAGGCCCTTTCAGAAAAACAAGTTTAGCGTAGGTTCGAATGGTTAAACAAAAGCCCCTTTTTAATTTTAAAAACAGGTCTTCGTCAAAACGCCTATTTTTTTGGCTAGGCGCCATTCTTGATGCGACCATTTTGGTATACGGCCGCATTATTTACAAGGTTTACCATATTTATGAAATTTACAGGAATTGTTTTATGGGGGTGCAAGAAAAAAAAGCGGCACAAATGGCCGCAATGAAGAACGAAATGGCTGAAAAACTAATATGAACTTAACGAAATTTTTAAGCAATCTTAAAAATCCGAAGACTGAAATTTCTGAAAAAGAATGCGATATGTTGTTAAAAATGATGGTCAGTCAACATAACGTAAATTATCTGACTGACCATCAAAGAGATAAAGATGGTCAACAACCATGCTATCCCGTCAATAGTATATGATCCACTGAATTTTGAAAACGCTTTTCTGCAAGTCAAGAATGGCTTGATCAATCCACAACTAAAATTGCCCCTCCAAATCATCGGAAGATGGAATGAGAAGGAGGCAAACAATGAGTAATCATTCTTTCGATGTCAGGATTGCGACCGAATACAAAAGCATAGAGTTAGCGACACTCGTTTCGCATTTCCAATATTGGCTCAATGCGAATAAACGCATGGGAAGAAACCAACATGAAGGAAGGACGTGGACTTATCAAACGTTGATAGGAATCGCTGCTGTTTTCCCGTATTGGTCCAAGCGCCAAGTTGAAAAATTAATTAATAAAGCCGTCCAATGCGGCATTCTTCGCAAAGGTAACTTTAACAAAACTCGTTTTGATCGGACTGTTTGGTATGCCTTCGAAAATGAAAGCAAATTTCTATTGCCAGATGATCTTGAAATGGAAGATCTTAAAGAGGACACTTCTCGCATTTCACCAAACGGTGAAATGGAAGACACCAAACGGAGAAATCCCATTTCACCAAACGGTGAAATCAGATTTCACCGAACGGTGACACCTATACCAGATACTATAACAAATACAATAACAAATAAGAATATATGTCCGACTTCGTCGGACTTGTCCGAACATCCGTTCGGACGTGTCACTCTTTTCTTTTACGAACAGGTCAGAGACCTAAATCCAAAAATCAAAAAACCAAACCTTGTGAAATGGGCTGATGAATTCAGAAGATTGTCGAAAGATGCGACCGGCAATACGGAAGAGGAGATGATTAATGTAATCAAATATTTTGTAAGTACAAAAGACATTCCCTCAAGCAATGGTTTTAAGTGGGCAAATGTTATCGAAAGTCCTACTTCATTTCGCAAGTCTTACCCAAAGATTCACAAGCAAATGTGTCATAGCAAAAGTGATAGTAGTCAACCTCAAAACAACGAGGAATTCGCCAAAAAATTGTATAAAAAATTTAAAAACCGAAGCCAACAAGACATCCAGCTTGGATACAATTATTTACAATTTATCAATGGAATGACAGACACCATGTGTCAGTTTGATGATAAAGACTTTAGAAACAAATGCTTAAATGAATTGAACAAGAGAAATTTAAAAGTAGAAAATTTGTAGAGGTAGCTATGGGAACATGTGAAGAAGTAATCCAAAAACTGGATAGAACATTACCTAATTTTTGCACTGTCAAGGACTTAATTAAAATTGGACTTTTCAAAAGCCCTCAAGCGGCTCGTAGTGCCAGGCTTGCGAACTGTGCCCCGCCATTTTTTAAGATGGGAGCTAAGACAATTTTATTTCCGAAAGAAGGTGTAATTAAGTGGCTTAGGAGAGGAATGAATGACAGCGGTGAAGAGAGTTTTGAAACCGATACGGATCACGCAATCGAAAAAATCGAGAACGTATTTCGCACCGCCAGGTTGGCATGAGATCGGGATCAGGCGTTGCTATTTTCGCTCTCAGTGGGAGCTACAAGTTGCGCGTCATTTGCAAATGCTGAAGGAACAAAAAATAATTTTGGAATGGGACTATGAACCGCAAACATTTTGGTTTGACTCAATACGAAGAGGAACACGTTCTTATCTTCCCGATTTTAAAGTCTACAGACCAGATGGTACCCACTATTGGCTCGAGGTCAAAGGATACATGGACCAAAAGAGCAAAACAAAAATTAAAAGATTTAAAAAATATTATCCTCAAGAAGAGCTGATCATCATTGATAAAGAGAAACTTGGGAATTACAAACAGTTTATAGGATAGCATGGAAAAGAGAATCAAAATTTTTTGGGATGAAGAAGTAGAAGAAACGCGTGTTAATGCATGGCTTTCTCAAAATGGAGGAAAGCTTCATGAATCTCACTTTATCGCATGGCCAATAGAGGAAGGTTCAAGTTTTGCATTAGTGCTGCTTTATACACCAGAGGAGAGAAATGAAAAAAAAGAGTGTTACACAAAAGAAGATGAAAAAAGTGATGGAAGAATACAAGAGCGGATCGCTTCATTCTGGAAGCAAAGAGGGACCTGTTGTGCAGTCCCGCAAACAGGCCTTGGCAATTGGACTTTCAGAGGCACGGAAAGCTGGTGCAAAAGCGCCTAAAAAAAGGAAAAAATAATGGCTTGGTGGAATAAAAAAGTCCGAGAAGGACGTTTTTTACAAGAGATGGAAGATCTTAGAAATTGGGTGATCAATCAATGCAATGAAGTGCGTGATGAAATGGAATGCCTTGATGCTAGAACGAAGCAGTATGATTGGGAATTAGTTCCTCCCACCTGGTATCCATCTGATGATTTTCATCAAAAAAGAGCTAATTTGAGAAAAAGAGGCTATGAGTTCGGCTTCAAAGCTAAGAATGGTAGTGAATTATGGATAAAGAGGAAAGGATGTTAATACAAGATTTTCATAATTGGTTAAATGAATTGGAAGAAGGGGATATCGAAGCTTTCAAGATATTTTATCGAGAGACGAGAAATCCCATGTACATATCAGAATCGATTGAAGAGCTCGCTTGGGAAGTTTATCAACTCCAAGAGTGCATGGAAGGAATATTAAGTGATTTAGAGTATGAAAGGTAAATATGAATTTGAGTAAAATAAAAGAAATTAGAGAAGAGTACAGACAGTACACCGATAGCGGAAATATTTTTTTAAGATTCTTAGATGCTTTGATAGACAACAATGAACCTAAAAATATTGCTGCACAACCAAATGACGAAAAAAAATGGAAAGCCTTAGGATATGTAACTACAAATGAATTTATGAATAGCGATTCTCTTATTAAACAGTTGAAGTTCAAGAGATATCGAATAGCATATTTAATAAACAAAAATAAAAAAAAATTCGAAGATACATATGTCAAAATTAAGGCACCTCCGGCATTGGGAAATAGGATTTTACTGATTCATCCCGAAAAATTTAAAAATGTCCTTAAAACTTTGAAATTCACAAGTCCTCACGAAGCGGAAATCTTAGAAAACTATAGGAAACAACATGGATAAAAAAATTAAACGTCTGAAAAAGAAAATCGACAAGGGAATGGATGCTCTTGTGAAAGAAGATATTCCACGAGATAAGAAGCTCGAGAAATGTGGAAAAATGGAAAAAAAGAAAAAGAAATAAAAAAGCCCCCGCTCGAGGGGCTTTCCTATAAGAGTTGTGCAGTGCTCTTATAGAATGATATTGGGATTGTTATATGCCGAAAGATAAAGAAAATGTAAATTTAAACCAAGGAGAAAGAAATGGCCGAGAAGAAAAAGAACTTCATACAAAAGGCGATAAAGAAAAAGGGAGCCCTTCACGAAGCGTTAGGAGTTCCAGAAGGGGAGAAGATCCCAAAAGCAAAGATAAAGAAAGCCGAGCACTCAAAAAGCCCGCTTTTAAGAAAAAGAGCAAATCTGGCCGAAACGCTATCAAAGCTTCGAAAGAAAAAATAACGTTAAAAATGAATTATAAACCCTTACATGAGCAATTTTTGACACTGGCTCAATACGCTTCCATTTTGGGAATGCTCGATCAAGCAAAGAAGAGTCGCCATATCATGATGCTTTTAGATCTTTTAGAAGGCTTGAAGAAAGCATGCAATACATACTTGACATATGAACTAATAAAAGAAGGTAAAAAGCATCAAGACTATGGAAATTAAAAACTTCAAACCAATTGATAAGGGCATGTTGAAATCGGTCTTCACGGTGAGTATCCCTGAATGGGGAAATATCGAAATAGACTGTGCATATTTTGAGAAGGGAAATGGGTCATATTGGATTAACTATGCCGTTAAAGAATATGTGAATAAGGAAGGAAAGAAGAAAAGCTTTAATCAGGTTAGGTGGCCTCAAGCAGTAGTCGATCGCTTGAGCAAAGCTATTCGTGAAAAGGTGAAAGAAGAAGAGGTGAAAACAGGTTTTGTACCTATTGAACCTTCAAATGAAGAAGAAGTACCGTTTTAAGGAAAGATGAGTTGGGTTGAGCTTATTGATAAACATTTTTTTGGAATTTGGTGGATTGGATTCATTTGGGCATTACGTTTTTCAATAAAATTGAGCAAAAAATGACCCTCTCAAAACATATTGTGAGGGCACTTTTAAGTTTTTGAAATTATGCTATTTATCTTAGGTTTTTTATTTCTTTTAACCTTAATCATTTGCGTTCAAGATGATGACCACATGAACACAACATAATATATGGAATCGGACGTTATATATACCAAAGAACATATTAATTTTTTGAATGAAAAGGGATATTTAGGAACCGCTCATTTACGTTTATTTTTCAAAGTTTCTTTTGTAGGGGCAATGAATATATTAAAAAAAATACTTGGTGATTTCGAGAATGTTCATTCGCATGGTAAGCATGCTATTTATATCCATGGAAGGAAACCTGAAGCATGGATAACACCAGAAAAGAAAAAAAAAGTAAGGATGAAAAAACCCAAACGCTGGAAAGACATTAAAAAACCTTAATTTTATCAGACTCTACATGTTGTTGTATTGTGCACGAGCTTTTGCAAGCTAAACAAAATGGAGAGATCATGTTAAAAAAATTATTAATACTTCTGTCTATTGTCTTTATGCAATTCCCGATAGTCGCAGAAGAGGTATCAATCAGATGGTTTGGAGGAATAAACAAAGTCTCCTCGGAATTACCATCGCTAGGAAAATGTAAAATTCATGATGGACATATCTTAGGAGGAGCTGTTGGAAGAGTATATAGTAGGTTCCTTCGTTCTGAATTCGAAGCTTCGTATCGTTATAACGAAGTCAACAAGATAAAATTTCCTGAATACGTATCCCACGAAGATTTGCCTTTAGAGCCATATTTAAAAGTTAAACTCGAATCTTTTAGTCTGCTCGCTAACATCATCGCTTCATGGCCAAGCAATTCCTTTTTTCAGCCCTATTTCGGAGCAGGACTGGGAGGAACCAGAGTTTGGCATAGGGTCAATGATTATAAACGCCATGGTATATCCATACATTTCATTACAGGTGTACACCTACCAGAATGGGAAAACTACTATTGTGGTGCTGAATTTCGTCTTTTAAGCTCTCAAATTGAGAAAATGAATTACACAAATAAGTCTTTTATCTTCACATGCCATAAGAAATTCTAGGAGAAAAATGAAAGGGAAAGCGGAAGATCTCAGCCCTTATTTTGATGATATGGATTTATCTTTATATAAAACCAAGCTTAAGTTCTTCATTAAAAATCGGATGAGTGAAAATGAAGTATATAGAAATGCAGATGCATTCTATTGGGGCTTTAAAGATGCAAT